ACAACTCCAGCATAGCGACCTTCTTCTCTCACGACAGAAGTTGCTCCCATCTCAGGTACTTCTTCAGGAGTAACAAATTCCCATCCTTGCTGTTGCTTCTTACCAATTTCTTGATAATCGTCCTGACCATTAAGAAGGATTCTTAACCAACCAAGAGACATATCTTGTTGTTTAAATCTTTCTTCAACTCCACGAGGTATATGAGTTGCGTTTGGCTCTTCAAAGACGTACTCTGTTTCTTCTCTGGTTTCGTTTTCCCTTGATTGAGAATTACGTGATTCTTCAATACGTGTCATAATTTCTCCTCCACGTTACAGTTTAATAGCTGTGTATTCACCATCGGCATGTTGTACCTTGGCTTTTTCAGCAGCATATTGTTCAAGAGGTATATCCCACTTTTGAGCAAGCCTCACATCTTCTTTCGTCAGCTTTACTTTACCGGGACTTGGAGTGGAACGTGACGCTCCAGCTACCACTTGAGCAGGTTGTGACGGTTGTTCCTGCACCGAACTTTGATTGACAGGATTGTTAAATTTTTGCGGAAATGCTTCCTTAATCCTGTTGTCAATTTCATTATAAAATTCTGGATCATTTGGACTAAACCCTTCTTCTTTTAATTCTGCATCCAAGGCTAATGCAGCAGCAGTCATTATTCTATCTTTACCAAACCAGTCATTATTTTGTGACCATTCAACAGCCTTTGGATCTGCAATATTTTGCTGTTGCTGTTGAGGAGCAGGTTGTTGAGGTTGAGCAACATTAGCAGTATCTAACTCAACTTTAGCTACATTAAGAGATTTTATATCAGTCTGGGCCTCATTTAGAAACTCTTGGGCCTGTAATATTTTACCTGAATCTCCTTCTTCATGTGCAGATTTATAAGCTGCTCTGGCTAATTCCAACTTATCGGTAAGTTGTTTTTCATTTACATCCAAATGCATCTTGCTAATATTAGTAAATTCTTGTTCTCTATTAGTTAGTTTTCCTACTAACTCGTCATTCTTCTGAACTAGTTGTTGAATATGCTCATCACGATCCTTTCTTTGTTTTATTAATTGTCGGATTCGTTTCTCAGCACCTTTTGTTTCAATTCCTTCCAGTTCTTTTGGTTTCTCTTCTACTTTTTTTGTTTCAGTATCAGGGGGAGCTTCAGCTTTAACTTCTTCTTCTCCTTCTACTTCAAATTCTACTTTATTCTCTTTATTCTCTGAAGGTTCTTTTTCAACTTCAGTCCATTCTTCTTTATCACTCATTATGTTTCCTTTCGCTGCTTACGAAGCATACGGATTTACGTTAATACTTTATTATACTATAGATTATATGAATATGCAAGTATCAAGATGTTAAATTAAACGTAGGATCTAGATCTTTCGGATGTTCGACTCTACAGATAACCTGATCATCAAATAATAAAATAAGCCTTATAGACTTATAAAATAGTTTCTGACCAGCATGTTTGGCATAACAAACATAATCTCCTACTTCACACCAATCTCCATTTGGAAATTTTAACTCATCTTGATAGGCTAGATCTCCTATGGAAAGAACCTTTCCTACTGTGGTAAGATAGGCCATATCATCTTTAGTTGAATCAGGAAGAACAATACCTCCCTTTGTTATTCCTTTTATACTTACGGGTCTTATCAGAATATGATATCCCGGTAGTTCTGGTAGAGGACTTGGATCTTTGATCTCATCCTCTGTAATCCACATATCATTTTTGATAGCATTACCTAGTTGTACCTGTTGCATTTACTCCTCTTCATCATACATTTGTTTTTTTAAAATAGATGTAAAAACTGTACGGCTCCATTCAATACCTTGAATATGACCGACAAGCTCCCGGTAATGAGAAAAACTTTCAGCACCACCTTCAGCTATAATATTTTTTAATCGTAGTAGTTCAGAATTATATTCCTTTATTACTGCATCCCAAAATTCCATTTGAGATTATAGTTCTGCACACATGTAACAATTAATTTCCAAGCCCACGGCAATTTCTTTTACAATAGGGGTTGTCCACATAATTATATTCTCCTTATGTTCTAACTGGTTTTGGGTATTTCCATGACCAATCTGGCCTTTCATTCAAAACACCCTTTTGTGGATCTACACCTGCTCCACCATCTGCAACGGATCGTTTGGTCCAATCACCATATAGACCACGAGCACCGTTGGCAACATGTTCTGGATATCCATTCTTTGTAACTCCACGATCATCTGGTTTTACATGAGTCGGGTATCCATTTGTAGTTCCCTTGACATCATTAGGATAATGTACTCCTCCATATTTAGGCATCTTATTCTCCTCGTTTGTTTGATTGTGACATTAGTTCAGCTAACTTAATTTCTTTTTCTTTTTCAATATCAGCAGCTTTTTCAAGCATTCGTCCTTTTAAATTCTTTTCTTGCATTTCTGTTTTTTGTTCTTCTATTGACATTTTAGTTAATAGTTCAAGTGACTTTAATGTTTCTTTACTTGCTCTATCAAGTTCACCTTTTTCTTTTTTCATAAGAGCAGATTGACCTTCAGCAGCAGCTTCCTTCATAAGTCTAATTTGTTCTAACTTTAATTTCTGTGCATCCAAGGCAGCTTCTGCTGAATTATTAGCAGCATCAAGTTGTAATTTCTGTTGTTGAAGTTCAACCTTTTTCTGTTCCAGAACAACTAATTGCTGTTCAGGAGATTGTACTACACCCATAGCCTGATTTGCATTCAATACTTGTTGTGCAGCTTGGGCCATTATTGCTTCTGCAATCTGTGTATTTTGTGGTCCAACTTCTTCCATTCCTGTTTTTGTAAGACCATTAATCTGTTCCTGATATTTCAGAACCATGTGTTCCTGAATATTTGCTTCCAGTACAGGTTTAATTCTTTGCATAATTGGATTCCCTCCATTTAAAGGATCTTGAATAAATGCCATTTTAACCTGAATATGAGCATCATGATTCTGACCGGGAAAAGCAGCTATTGGCATTCCCTTTGTTGCAGCCATAATATCTGATACAGGATCAAGTGGCTGTGGCTTTTGTTTGGGTGGAAGGATCTCTTCCAAATTAGGCATGTTGGCTGCACTTAAAATTGTTCTACTTAGTGCTTCCAGATTAAACATGCCGGGAGGGGATTGCTGTGCCATTTGCATAGCCATTTGTGCAATCATAAGACGGTGAGCATTGGATGGAATATTTGGATCGCTGACGGGGATCACATCCACTCTTCCATCAAAGTCGGATTTATAAATACTTCGACTTTCAAATGGCACATCATACGGATATTCACTTGGTAGATAATCGTAGTCGATTCTAGCCAAGATCCTGAATTCATCTCTTTGAGCTTTATGCAATCGTTTATGAATTGCAGAGAAGAATTTACTGGATGCTTCCAGTAGTGCCATCGTTGTTCCTACAGGACCATAGGAAGATGCTTCCGATACAATCTGTTCTGTACTGTCGGCAAACTTCTGACCTGCTTGGGTTACGAAACCCAACATCTGGAACAAGGTCGAGGAAGGCTCTTTGTAAGGAAGAGGAACAATAGCCTTTGCCAAGTCCATGCCTGTAGATTCAACTTCTTTAAACTCACCGGGACTGATAGGATCATTGTCTCCAACCATCCTAACACCTTTTGCCTTAAATCCTCCCGGCAGGTTTGCAAATTGACCTGCATCAATGAGACTTCTCATTGCTGCTGTTGCACTCATAGTTAAGTTTCCCAAGAAATGCATTAGGCCAAAGCCGTAGAAACCAAATCCCGGTACGAATCTATAGTGGACAAAGTGAGTTATCTTTTCCTGATTCGGATCATCAGATTTATAATTTCTACGAATACATAAAATATTTTTAGATTGTTCTTCTAATGTTACAATATAGGGAAGTGCAATTCCCTCTTCTGCATTAGGTTCATCTATTTCTAAATAACAGTGCTGCTCCAATAATACATATTGTGGATCAGTATCTTCTGTTGGAGTTAGCCCTAATATTGTATCCATCTTGGATGCAAATGCAGTAGGTTCTGGAGTTGTTGCTCTTGGTAATTCCGTATTGGAATATATACCAGAACGAATATCTTTTGCTAAATCAATTGGACTACGATAAATTACATGTGTATATCTATCAGCTTTTCGTAAGTTACTGGCATAGTAAGATACGTAGAACTGATCAATTGGTACAAATTCTGCTACGGGTCGTTTCAGATTTGCATCATAATATAATTTCTTAAATGCAGAACCAATTAAAGGAAGATGAAAAAGCATTCTTTCAAATTCGTCAAAGTACTCTGGCATCTGTTCCGTAAGCTGATAGTTCATAAAGTTCTTGACACGATTAGCTTGTCTTTCCCGATCTGCATTAGACTTCCCAAGTATCTGTGTCTTTACTGGTCCTGCTGATGGAAAGAGTTCTTGTGATGCTTTACTCTGGAATTTAACGGCTGATTCTACCAGTAGGGGATGTACTGCATTACATGCACCTTCAAATGGTTCGGATGATTCCTGTATCTTTAAACCAAGTAAATCAAATCCACGTTCAAACATGGACTCCCACTCCTGTCGGGAGCTTTTATCTGCCATATAATTATCATACACAGTTGAAGAAATTTCACCTAATGTTCCTTCATCCAGTGTTTCAGCTAGATTAGCATACCATTCTTTTACAGGAGCTTCTGCTTCCATTACTACTGTATTGGTAAAATCAACTGTTACACCACCATCAGGTTCCAGTTCAAATGTAGCTTCCTGTTCCTCTTCAACTGGTACAGGAGTCATTGGTACAACATTTGTAGGTTGTTCTGGTATCTGTTCAAATGGATTTCGTTCTGTTGCCATATTTATTTTCCCGTCTTTATCTATCTACTGGTACTTCAAAAC